TATATAGTTTCTAAATGAGGTTTTAAAGAATGGGTTTTTTGAGTAATAAAAATATAATTACCTGTTACCCCTAAAGAATTTACAGCATGTTCAATCATGGGTTTTCCATAGATTGAAATTAATGGTTTTGGATTTTCATAACCAGCAGTAGAAAATCTACTGCCTAATCCTGCCATGGGGATTAAAATATTAACTTTTTGATTCATATTTAAATCTTACTGGGGTGTTTTTAATAGTATTAGGTGAATACGTAAAATTAGCTTTACGAGTATTACCTTTTCTAGTATTAATATTTTCTATATGTAATTCTTCTTTAAGAGGAATATTATCTATAATCCAGGCTCTAGGAGATAAAATAACTTCTTTATTATAAAGAATTTCTCCTTTAGAATTAGTTACATTACACTTAACCTCTAAATCTGTATCTTGTTCATTCCAATAAAATAAAACTATTTGATTAGTAACCGAATTTTTATCAAAATTAACTTTACAAATTTTAGGCATATCTTCCCATTTTTCAGTCCAATAGCTAGGGGAGTTTATTATATCAAAATTAGTATTTGGGAAATTATCTTTAGATTCCCCATTATATACAATACCGTCTAATTCCTTAGTTCTTCTTTGATATTCTATAATAGAAGGTATAATATATTCTATCCACTTTCCGTAATAATTTAATTTTTCACAAAGATCCCACCAACTTTCATCAGTTAAGGTAAAATCAAAACCATCAAATAAATCTACTGAGTATCCTATAGTATGGACATCTGTTAGGTAATGCCATTCTTTGGCATATTCACCTTCTTGTCTTTTACCATGGAGTAAATAATCTTTAAAAATCGGAAAATCTATTTTTATAGATTTAAGTTCTTCAATATCAAAGTCAGTATCATATTCTACTTTAAATACTTTTTTAAATCCTAAAGATTTAGCTATCCGAGCACTTAAAATAAATCCATTATAAATAGAAGCTACATGATCTGTAACACCTGTTAAAGGTAACCAATTTTCACAAGTACCTAAAGATGTAGTCATGTATACATAAGCTCTTTCGTATTTTTCACTATCTAATAAATGTTGGGGTGGTTCACCCACCATAATACTATCCCCATAGTAAAAATAGTAATCTACTAAAGCATCTAATTTCCAAGAATCAGGATATTTATTTAATAAAGCTATTTTATATTCAGGACAAGCTAATCTTATTTGAGCAATTAAATTAGTACAAGCATCTGCTCTTTCTAAGTCTGAGAGGTAAGAATCTATAAATATTAAAGTATCTTGATTTATTTTTTCCATAATCCTCTTTCTACTAATTGAGCGATAATACCATAATTTACAATATCTTGATAGGTATCAGTTAGTGGTTCATTATTAATAACCTGATTAGTAATTAATAGATTTTTCCATCTACTAATTTTATCACTTATTCTATACCATAGTCCTGTAAGAGCAAAAGCCCTTTCCTCTTCAGTAGCAAGTAAAGTACCAGCACTAATATTAGACATACCATAGTCAAGGTGTTTTTTGCTAAATAGCTCCAACTGCTCTTCCACGATAGCCATATAGCCAGAGTGAATGTGAGGATACTCAGTTTTAAGTTTTTCTGTAGCTGTGAGGCCATACTTAACTGTCTCTTCTTCTTCTAAATATGGGTTTTTTTCTCCTGTTGAAGGATCATAATTAGGTTTACCATTTGTAGTTGATACTGACCAAACTCCTGTATCTTGTACGTTCCATAATGTTTTGTCATCATAACTTTTTGCAACCATAACTTATATAACTTGCTTTTTAATCATGTATTTGTCAATAGCCTCTAGTTTATCATCAGCATCAGCTAACATAGCAAGTGCTTCTTCAGCATTTTTATAAAAATCTTCTGTTGAATGATCACCAATCCCTGCTGGGTGGTTTTCTAATAGATCTAGGGTTAATAATGCTTTAGCTTTTTCTGCTTCAGCTGATTTGCGTAACATTTCTGTTAGATAGCTCATAACTTTGCTTTTTTAATTAACTTTTCGGTTTCGTCTTCTTCTACACCCATTTTCCAAAGAATACCTCGTACGCCATGATCTTGTAAAATATCAATATATTGATCGGCTTCACCTAAACTACATTCTAGGTAGTCAGCAATATATTCGGCTAGTTCTTGATAATTTCTTTTGTTTTCGTTTTTTACGTACTTGAGGTAGACTTTTCTTTTTGGTAACATTTCGCGATAAATGGAATAAATTTGTTTCTTACTTTGTGGATTGACCTTTTGAACATAGTTTACTACATCTATGTAATCCATATTCATAGATACATATCTATGTATCATGTAAGAATTCCATTTATCCCATGAATCTTGTGAAATTTCTTCAGGAGCTGTTTTATAGAGAGTTATCTCATTCAACCACTCGAAGAGGGTTGTCACCTGCTTCATCTCTTAGCTCTTTAGGTAATGTACCTTGTAAAATTTCACCGCTTACAGCATCATAAAATACTGGGATTGGCATGTAAGCGTCTTCAGCTGTACCTGCTACAAATTTAGAGACTTTACGGATAATAAATCCTTGAGTCCATACTTTTCCATTTTCGTGTTCTACCGACTCTGTGTTTTTAAGGTCGATGTTCATTTGTTGTTGATCCATGTTATTGTTTGTTTTGTTTATAATCTAAATAAAATCCAATCGCTACTATAATATTCATACCTACACTAGCGATTATTTCGTGTAAGTCTTGGTATACATTTAATGATAAATGAACGTGTCCTACCATCCAGAAAGGTATGGCCATATTTTGACTAATCCAAATTATAAGAAATTTTAGGAATTGTTTCATTTTAATTTGTAAGCATATAACATTCCACAAATAATATTTTTATTTTTAATTTCACTATTCTCTATTGTAAAGTCACATTTTTCTAAAATAGAAATTATTTGATTTTTAATTTCATTAGTATGATATTCAATAGCAATTTTTTTAATATTATTAGCTAAATAAGTCTTATTAATACTTTTAAATAAATCTAATTCCCCCCCTTCAATATCAACTTTTAAATAATCTATTTTAGGAATATTATTATCTTGGATTAAGGTATTAATATTAAATGTTTGGACTTTTGTAAATTTCACCTTTTTAGAAGGATCATGTGTAATATTTTCTATATTTTCTCTTAAAAAATTTATAGCACTTTCTTTGGGAATTTCCGAAATATAAGATTCTCCATCTATATCTGTAATTGCGGCATTTATACATTTTATATTAGGAAATTGAGAAGTATTTTTAGTGAGTAATTTAAAAGTTTCTAAGGAAGGTTCTATACTGTAAATAAATTTAGGATGATGATTTTGAGCATATACACTAAAAACCCCTATATTAGCCCCTAAATCTACTACTATATCATCTTTAACTACTTTAACATAATCTTTATCGTATATTTTATCATAAAAAACTTCTGTAATAGTATACATTGATGTATTTTCCCCACCATCAAACAAAAAAAGATTATCATTTACTACAGTATGTCTATTATTATTATTAGGATAATTTATAGAAAAATTATAAACTTCCCCAGTATCTAGATTAAAATTAATTGAAATATTTTTTATATAAGAGTAAACATGACCAATCCCAATCCAAAAGTCAGACCCAGGATTAATTGAGATAGAATCGGAATAAATGATTTGTTGGGTATTAATATCTTTAATTACAAAATGGGCAATATTAGTAGTTAACCCTTCATAATGGAAAGTAATACGTGAATTTTTAGTATTTTTTATTGAGATAATATTTTTCATTTCAATTCAATTAATTTTTGTATGAGTGCCATACAGTTGATTTCTTTATCAATACGGAAGTTGGATTGGTAACTATATTCGTTGATATAAATTGCAACCATTCCTTCACGACCACTTGCATATACATGAGCGTTATCATAAAGATAACGATAAAGCTCTTCAAAATCACTAACATTTGCGTTAGCAATGATTTGGCGAATTTCACGCCATTTAGGTTTAGCATTACTTAATTCTTTTAGTATTAGTGTCATGTAGTTAGAAGAGACTAATACTGATTTGTCTATAACTAATTTTTGGTTTTGAGTTGATAGCTGAATTGTATTAAGACATTTACGTAGATCTGGATAGTATTGGTTTACAATATTTTTTAGATCTTCCATCTCATACGCTGTGCCTTCAGTTGCCATTACACTAGCAAGGTGTACTGCTACCTCTTTTTTACTAGGAGGGATAACTTTAAGTACTTGACAACGTGATTGAAGTGGATCAATAATACGCTCAACATAATTACACGTCATGATAAAACGTGTAGTACGTGAGAACGTCTCGATTACATTTCGAAGTGAAGCTTGTGCCTGTATCGTAAGAAAATCTGCCTCATCCAAGATAACCACTTTGAGTGGTTTGAATGAAGCTGTTGAAGCAAACCCTGATACTTTGTCTCTAATAGTCTCGATACCCCTTTCATCACTTGCGTTGATATAAAGGTAATCACAATCAAGATTATTAACAATGAGTTTAGCCAGAGTCGTCTTACCTGTACCAGCGGGGCCATAGAAAATAAGGTTTTGAATATCATTTTGACCGAGGTATTGCTCAATGGTCTTTTTGATGTGTTCATTTCCAACATAACTATTTAAATCTTTAGAACGATACTTTTCAACTAGTAATGTATGGTCTTTAGTAGTCACCATATATATTAAATTTCTTAGGTGGTTCAGGTTTTATTTCTACCTCTTCAGTACGTATAACATACAATTTCCCTGCTAGAGGGGCAAGCTTAAATTCAGCTTTTTCACCTGTTTTAGCGAACCATGCTTCTAGAGCTTCAGTAATAGAATTATGAATAGTTTTACTACCAACTAGAGTCCACCTGTCTCCAGGTGGTACTCTGTTAGCTATTACTTCGTAATATTCTTCTACTTTCTTTTCCATTACATCATACCTCCCATCATTCCAGCCATAGGATCTACTTCATCCTTGCTATCTGGGTCTTCTACAACAACACATTCTGTAAGTAGAATAGTACCTGCTACTGAAGCAGCGCTTTCAAGTGCTGTACGAGTTACTT